AACTTGGTAGTAAGTATTTGGTGAATAACGTTATCAGTACTCCAGTCGTTGGATTGGATATTGCTGACAATATTGTTCAAATGTATGACGGTCGCCTAGACGGCTCTAAGAACCCCACAGGAAGCTTAATTGGTGAGGCTAGGATTTATAGCTATTCACTAGAAGACGCTGCTTTCACGGGACCACAGACCCCTTGGAATGTGTATCTATATGACTTACAAATTTTTACTCGCATTACCGCCAATGTTCCTATTGGCAGTAAGATTATTCCAGGATTCAGATTACAAGGTTTGAGTTCAAATGCTTCTGGTTATGTTAGAAGCATAGTTGGACAAGAGATTTTCTTAACAGATACCAGTGGAGAATTTATTCGTGGAGAGCAATTCTCTGTAAATGGATCTACTGAAGATAGATTCTCAACAACTGACGTAATTATTTACAAGCAAAATCAAGTAAAGTCATTATTCCAAGATACTACATCTATTAATCCAAATATTTCCACAGATTTTAGGGCTGATACTAAATTATATCCAAGAGTTCCCAATAATTTTACCGCTTCAGATAGCTTTACTGTTACTGCAGGTGGATTAATTACTTGTCCTGGTAGATTATTTGATGGATTTGATGTTGGTGATATTGTAATATGGCAAGATACTGTAAATTCCACATTAGTTTACAATAGAGTATTGTCTCTTGGTCTCAACGATCTAAATATGACCGTTGGTCCAGTCGCTTCTGTACCCAATGTCGCTAGTGGAGCCCTACCATCTGGCACTAGAACTAGTGTAAACTTAAGAGCATCAGAATCTAGACTTCTCAATACTGAGAATTCTGCGTTGTACATTGAAATGGAGAAAAAGAATATCTCCAAGGTAAATCTAAATAACTCACAACTATACTTTACAACTCAAGTATATCAAGAAACCACTGTAGGATCAACTCTAACTATCAATAGAACTTTGACTGGCGTAAATGATGCGCTATTTGTTCCTTTTGACCAAGAAAGATACTCTATTGTCTATAGCGATGGTGTTATTGAAACTGTTGGTTCTGAGCAGTTTGAAATTACAGGTGATAGTACAGTAATTACTTTTAATGGGTTAAGTAGGATTAATGAGGCTGGAATAACTGTAAATGTAACAGCTATTAAACCTTCTATCAAATCAAAATCTAAAATTCTGATTAAGAGTCAAACTCTCTTGGTGGATAGGATTAGCCAAATCACCTCTCCAGAATTTGGAATGGTTCAGAATGATTATTATGGATTACGAGTTGATGATGAAGAGATTTCATTAAATACTGCTGATGTTGAATCCCTTACCGCAGTATATGAATCACTTGATGCCACTCCCCCCACATTAGATATATTGGGATTCACTAATGGATTATCTCTAGAAACTACAACAGTTAAAGGTGAACTTATTAGAGGAAATACTAGTGGGGCTGTTGCTAAACTAGTAGAAGCTAATACTCCTTCCACAGTTAAAATAGTTTATTTGAGTCAGAATACCTTTACTGTTGGAGAAACATTGGTATTTAGTGAGTCCAATATTAAAACAAACTTACAGGCAATCCAACCAGGAAACTATAAAAATATTACTGATAAGTTTAGTTTAGATAAAGGTCAAAGAGAGCAGTTTTATGATTTTTCTCGCCTAATTAGAAGTCGTGGCGCCACGGCACCAAATAAAAGAATTCTTATCATCTTCGATAAGTTTGGTGTTCCTGTTGATGATTCTGGCGATTTCTACACAGCAAATTCTTATGTTGAAGAGATCTTTGCTACAGGGGTTCCATTGTTGCGTAATCGTACTTTGCGTGCTTCTGACACCCTAGACTTCCGCCCACGTGTTTCTGACTTTACATCAATTACAGCTTCACCATTTGATTATTCATCTAGAGATTTTGCTGAATCTGGATCAACCGTAGTTAGAGTAACTGCTCCAGGTGAGAGTATGGTTCTGGGCTATGACTTTTATGTTGGAAGAAAAGATAGATTAGTCCTAAACAAATTAGGAGGACTAAAGTTAATTTTTGGTGCCCCAGCACCTGAACCAAAGTTACCTGAAGCAGCAGAAGCTGCTATGGAGATTGCTCGTATTACATACCCACCATATGTATATAATATTGACGATATTGTTATTCAGACTATCGATAATAGACGTTATACGATGCGAGATATTGGAAATCTAGAAGATAGAATTGAGTCTTTAGAAGAAGTTACATCTCTATCACTATTGGAGAGAAGGACAGATTCTCTACAGGTACTGGATGCTGATGGTAATGATAGATTTAAGAGTGGATTTTTTGCTGATGATTTTAGAACTGCGGATTTTGTAGATTTTGACAATCCAGAAACAAGCGTAAACGTATCTTCCCGAACTGGCACTCTAGACTGCCAATTTGAGTTTGCTACGATTGCTCTACAGTTGCAGTTAGATCCTCTCATCAATCCCGATGATGCATCACTAGACCAGAACTTGGCTTTGGTTGATTCATCAACTAAAAAAACTGGAGATCTAGTCACACTTAACTATGACGAAATACCTTGGTTAGAGCAGCCTTTAGCATCACGTACCGAAAATGTTAATCCATTTAATGTTATTTTATATGATGGTCAATTAATAGTTTCTCCCTCTAGTGATGATTTTATTGTCTCTAGAACTATTGGCAGTAGAAGAGAGACTGTATTTGGTCCTGAAGTAGCTACATTTGAGCAGAATTTTATTCAAAGTACGGAAACTGCGCAGTTTATGCGCGAAAGAAATATTGAATTCCGAGCTAGTGCTATCAAACCACTAACAGAATTCTTCCCATTCTTTGAGGGAGCGTCTGGAGCAGACTTTATACCTAAACTAGTTGAGATCGCAATGCGATCAGGTACCTTTGAGGTTGGAGAAACGGTTGAAGTATTCAGTGGTAACACACGGATCTTTAGTGCTCGTGTTGCTAGACAAAATCACAAGTCTGGTCCTTTTGATGATCCAACACAGAAATATACTACAAATCCATACATCAGAACAGAACAAATTTCTGATGATTATTCTGCATCATCTACAATATTAAATATTGATATTTCTTCACTAGCTGATATCGCAGATCAAAGATTTTTTGGATACATTTCTGCTGGTTTGAGGATTGTTGGAACTAGGAGTGGTGCTGTTGCAGATATTCCAAGGCTAAGATTAGTCTCTGATGCTTTCTGCGACCTAGCTGGTTCTATCTTCTTTAGAGATCCCTTGAATGTTCCTGCTCCCGCATTTAGATTGAGAACGGGTATCAGAACATTGCGATTGAGTTCTAGCTCAACTAATGAAGAGCCAGAACTAGGGCAAACCATTATCTCATTCGCGGAAGCTACGTATACGTCTGGAGGTACTATTGAAAATAGAATCACGTCAGTGGTTACCGTCCGCGTTCCACCACCACCCCCAAGACCTCTTGTAATCGTTAGACAACCTATTACTAACGTTACTAATGTTACAAATGTCACTAATATTATTAGGAGACCACCCCCACCACCACGCCCAGCTCCCCCTAGGGATCCTTTGGCACAAACATTCCGCGTGGATGAGACTGGTGCTTTCTTGACATCTTTAGATATCTTTATGGCTACCAAGTCCGAAGTAGATAATCTAACAGTTGAAATTAGACCAACAGAATTGGCAACACCAAATAGCAATTTGGTTCAAAATTATGCTCAAGTTGTATTGTCCCCTGATGAGATTAATGTTTCTTCAGATGCGTCAGTTCCTACTAGAGTTACATTCCCATCACCAATTTATTTGGAGCCAGATTTAACTTACGCTCTAGTATTGCTTGCTCCTACTACTGATCTATACACTGCATGGATTGCTAGGATGGGTGAAGAGAATATTACTAGCCCAACCACTAATGTTGGTGGCACAGCTATTATTTCTCAACAGTATTTGAATGGTTCATTATTTAAGTCTCAAAATGGCTCACTTTGGACAGCCAACCAGTTTGAAGATCTTAAGTTTATCCTATACAAGGCTGCCTTTGATTCCGTTGGTACTGTATTCCTAAACAATCCACCAATCTTAGATGATACACTAATCCCCAATAATCCAATGAGAACTTTACCTAGAAGGTTGAGTCTTCTAGTTGGAAATACTTCTTATCCTTTTGAGGTTGGGCAAAAAATAGCATCTACCGCTTCTGGTTTTCCCAATGACGCAAGAGTAATTGGTGATATTGAATCACTAGGTGGTCCTGCTCAAACATTGGATGTAGCAAATAATTCTGGTGGTATTGGTTATATTGATGGCACTTTCCCATCAGTTCCATTGTTCAACATCGCATCTGATGGTAAAAATATTGTCGCTGATGTTACTATTTCTGGTGGAGTCGTAAGCTCACTGTCTATTATTAATCCTGGCACTGGATATCTTGTCGGCGACACTCTAGGTATTACTACTGCAAATGTTGGTGGTGTTGGTGGAGATGCCGTAGTTGATGTTAATTCTATTAATAACATAGACACTATTATTTTAACCAATGTAATAGGGCAGAGTATTATTACTACTGATACATTAAATGAATACGACGCAGCAACTAACACACTAACTGATACTGGAGTACAGCTCACTGAAACGAGTGAAGTTGCTGATCCAATGTCGGGTGGAGATGTCTTTGTTGTTGATCTACCATCTCACGGGATGATGGCAGATAATAATGTAGTCTCAATTATCAATACAGCTCCCGATACAAAAGGAACTGACTTGGTTGAAGGTATTACTATCTCATCCAACCAAATAACTATTGCTAATCAGGCACTATTTGATACCTTTGAAGGAATTTCTACAAGCACTGGCTATCTAGTGGTTGGTGGTGAGGTTATGGAGTATGACAACAATGGTGATGGTACTCTTGGTATCACATCACGTGGCGTTGACAATACTCCTGTTAATATTCACGACCAAGGCTCTAGAGTATTTAAATATGAAATGAGTGGAGTATCCTTGAGGAGAATTAACACCACTCATCAATTACCATCAAACCAAATTCTAGGATTTACTAGAGACTTTGGGATTCTGCCTCTAGTTATTGATAGAGGATCAAGAGCAAATGATTTTGGTATTAATCCATACATACCACAATTGAGTTTTAATCAGGATCAGCAGGCGGGAGGTTCTAAAGTAAGAACATCCCAAAACTTCCAATTTAATACACTCTATCCATCCATAGGTCTTCTTACTCCTGGTGATACAACACAAGTTAGTACCCAGATAAGAACGGTTAGTGGTACTAGTGCGGGTGGTAATGAACAGTCATTTGTTGATCAGGGTAATACTCCAATCGCCTTGAATGCGTTTACCTCATTCCCCTCCCCAAGACTAGTTGCTTCACTAGTAAATGAAGTTGAGTATCTAGAAGGACTACCCAATGATAAGTCATTGACTATGGCTTTGACTATGCGTTCCGATGATGCTAACTTGTCTCCAGTAATGGATATGAATCAAGTATCTCTATTCACACTTCGTTCTGCTTTAAACAATCCAGTCACTAATTACCCAGATGATCCTAGAACAAATAGAATTATTGGTGATCCACATAGATCAATCTACGTATCACAGAAAGTAATTCTAGATAATCCAGCAACAGCTCTGAAAGTTCTATTGAGTGCTTATAGGGATGAAACAGCAGACTTCCGTGTTTGTTATCGTTTGTTTGCTGGTGATACTCAAGGTGCTACTGAACCTGGGTGGATATTGTTCCCTGGCTATGATAATCTAATTGATACTAATGGCGATGGATTTGGTGATAGGATTATTGATCCATCCAAGAATAGTGGACTACCTAACAAAAAAGTTAGAGCTAGTCGCTTGATTGGACCAGATGGATTTGAAGATCTAGAGTATCAATATGACGTTGATTCACTACCAGAATTCTCTGGTTTCCAAATCAAGGTTGTATTCAGTGGAACTAACGAGGCAAGGTCACCTTCACTAAGTGATATCAGAGCAATCGCATTAGGTTAATTATGAGTAAAAAGATGAGGGTAGAGGGTACTGATCACCTCTACCGTACTCCAGAGGGAGCTATTGTAAATACAAATAGAGACGCATATGACGCATATATTCGGAAAAGAGAGTATTCTAGGTCTAAAAATCAAACTCTAGAATCTCTTACACTTCAATTAGAAATAGCTAAATCTGAAATTGAAGAGCTTAAATCTTTAATAAAACAGATAATCCATAAATAGAAGTAGTATACAATAGAACTTAACTTCCATGGCTAGTGCCTACGTATCAAATATTACTATTGATCAAGGTGCCACCTTCTCGGCTAGCTTTAAGTTGGACGACGCTGGAACTTCTATCCCAATTAACTTGACCCAATTTAGGGGTGTTAGTCAATTGAGAAAGCATTCTGGTGCTAAATTTGGATTGGGATTCGATGTCTCTATTCTAAAACCAAAGTCCGGTGAAATTATTATTTCGCTCACCGCCGCCCAAACTTCTATTCTCAAAGAGGGTAGATATGTATATGATGTTATATTGATTAATAAAACAGACGGTAAAGTTTACCGAGCTGTTGAGGGCATGGCTCTAGTAAATCCAGGAGTAACAGACGTGCAATCAGGAATTATCCCACCATCAACACCACCAGTTACGGTTGGTCAGCATCCCCCAGAAAATCCAATCGAAGGAAATCTCTGGTGGAACACACTTGAAGGTCGTATGTACATCTACTATACCGATAAAGATAGTTCACAGTGGGTACAGACTAACCCATCTAGTAAAGATAACGAGAGAAGCGACTAATGGCAAATCTACTCGATCAAATTGGACAAAGAAATGTTGTCCGTGTTATTTCTAATGGTGTCCCATCATCCCTAGAGGGACTGACTGATACCGATTTTACTGACATTAAAATTGGATCTGTTCCAGTATGGAATGGTGATGTTTTTAGTCCAATAGTAAATAGCTGTCAATTAAGTACATCATCTTGTATTCTTACTGTTGATCCTGTTACTAACATTACAGGATTCACAGATACCATAGATGGGGGATTCTTTTAATGTCAAAGCCAACTAATAGGCAAGAGCTTGTAGAGTACGCTCTAAGGCGTCTAGGTGCCCCTGTATTGGAGATTAACGTTGCTGATGAGCAACTGGATGATATTCTTGACGACACCATCCAGCACTTCCACGAGAGGCATTATGATGGGGTAATTCGTACTTACTTAAAGTATGAATTTACTCAAGAGGATATTGACAGAGGATCAAAGTATAATCCATTTGTTAATCCTGGAATTAGTACTGCTATTCAAACATATCCAGGTGCTACTGGTCCCACAGTAGACAAATATGTTGAAAACTCAAATTATATTCAACTTCCTCCACATATTATTGGTGTGGAAAAGGTGTTTACTCCTCCCAGCGCTACTGGTGGTCCTCTAGGAGGATTAATCGGTGGAGGAGGGCTCCTTGGTCCAGGGGCATCCTATTATGGACTGAATGGATATGGATATCTGGGTGGTATAGGCTACCTATGGGGTGGTGATATGATTACTGCATATATCGCAGGAATGTGGAGATCAACATTTGATTTCTTAAACAATCCACCATCCATAATTCGTTTTAATAAGCGTCAAGATCGTTTGTATCTAGATGTTAATTGGCAAAATATTGCTGTAGGAAGCATCATTGTTATTGATTGCTATAGAGCTTTAGATCCACAGCAATTCTGTGAGATCTATAATGATAGCTGGGTTAAAAAATACCTTGTTTCTGCTATTAAGAAGCAATGGGGTCAAAACTTAATTAAATTCACTGGCACCAAATTGCCTGGTGGAATTGAAATGAATGGAAGACAATTATATGATGATGGTGTTAGAGAGCTTGAAGAAATCAAGCGAGAGATGTCTAGCACCTATGAATTACCACCCCTAGACTTTGTAGGCTGAAAAAAATGGTTGTTAATCCCTTCTTTTTACACGGTTCTACACAAGAACAGAACTTACAGCAGGATCTGGTCAATGAACAGATTCGTATGTATGGGATGGATGTGTATTATATTCCTCGTACTTTTATTAGGGAAGCAACCATTATCAGGGAGGTAACTTCTTCTGCCTTTAGGTCTTATTTTATTATTGAATCATACCTCAATAATTATGATGGGTATGGTGGTCAGGGTGATATTATGTCAAAGTTTGGCATTCAAGTCAAAGATGAAGTCACCCTGACTATTTCAAGAGAGCGTTATGAAGACTATATCGCTCCTTTCTTGAATTCTAGGATGCTATTTCTTATGAATTCCCCCAAAGATGAGGGAACATTACAAACAATTCAAAGACCTAGGGAAGGGGACCTAATCTATTTTCCACTAGGCAGAAGACTATTTGAAATTAAATTTGTAGAACACGAGCAACCATTTTACCAACTAGGTAATGGATATACTTACGAGTTGCAGTGTCAACTATTTGAATACGAAGATGAAGTCCTTGACACCACAATTGGTGAGATTGATACTACAATAATCAACAAAGGATTTATTACTACTCTAGATTTAATACCATTAAGTAATAGAGCAGAGGTTGTTGCAAAAACTGATACTGGTTATATTAGAGAATTGATCATATTGAATGAAGGAAATAGTTTCAATCAGCCACCATCAATTAAGATAGATTCCCCACCAAAAGGGGGAACAGATCCTAAAGTTATTGCACTCTTAACTCGCCCAGATTCTAATCTGGTTGAAAAGGCAATAAAACAGTTGGTATCTTTTTCTAGAGGATCTGGTTATACTGAAGACCCAGAAGTGGTTGCTGTCGGGGGCGGTGGTACAGATGTTATTATTAGAGCAGGTATTAATTCAAACTCATTAGGTGTTATTGAATTTGAAATTACTAATGAGGGTAATGGTTACCCCGAAGATGCTGACATTATTGTATATGATCTAGACAATAATCCATTAGCTCAAGGACTAGCACTTACTGATGGTGAGAAAATTGTCTCTGCTGTGGTTACTGACCCAGGAGCTGATTTACCTGAGGATATTAAGGTTGTAGTTTCTGCTCCTGCAAGTGTAGGTGAGGGTATTTACTTATATAATGAAGTAATTGTCGGTAGGGAATCGGGTATGCAGGCACGTGTACGTGGGTGGAATGCGGAGACTTATCAATTAGAAATTACTAATTTGGAACCTAAAGGGAGCGTTATTAATTTTCAACCAGGTGAAATTATTGAGGGTGAGGATAGTGGTGCTAGGTATTCTCTCAAGGCATTCGACTCAGAACAAACACAACTAGATGGTTACAGTCAAAATGAGGTAATTCAGGAAAAAGCTGATGTTATAGTTGATACTTCCGAATATAATCAGTTCTTTAATCCAAATGAGAACTATTTCTCAGAGGACAATCCATTTGGAGAATAAATAGAGCATAGTATTTCTGTGTGATTTTGTGGGAGAATATTTTTACCACGGTATAATTAAAAAAACTGTTGTTGCTTTTGGAAATTTATTTAACGGCATACAGATTCAAAAGTTTAATAACGCAGATGATGTTATTAATGTAATGAAAGTGGGTCTTGGATATGGTCCAATTCAAAAGTTTTTAGCACGTTTGAATCAGCAAGGTGAGTTAGATCAGCCAGTACAGACAACTCTACCTCGTATGTCATTTGAGATGACTGGTATTTCATACGATGCCACAAGAAAAACTAAACCAACACAAACATTTAAGGCAACTGGCGCTGAGGGTGAGACACTTCGCAAAGTGTATCTACCAGTTCCATATAATATTGAATTTGAACTCAGTATTATGGCAAAACTTAATGAAGATTGTTTACAAATTGTTGAGCAAATTTTACCATATTTTCAACCAGCTTGTACAACTACTGTTGATTTATTAGAAGAAATTGGAGAGGAGAGGGATATTCCAGTAGTTTTAAACAGCATTAACTTTACTGATGACTACGAAGGTGACTTTGCCGGTCGCCACATTATAATCTATACATTGTCTTTCACTGCCAAAACATACTTATTTGGTCCATTGGATTCTACTGGCGGTGGTCTTATCAAAAAAGTTCAGGTCGATTATCATACATCTCATAAGAGAAATTCCCCAAGAGATGTACGTTACACTGTAGTACCAGATCCAATTGATGCTGGTCCAAATGATAATTTTGGGTTTGATGGTAAAACTGAAATTTTCTATGATAGTAAAGTTTATAGCCCAACACAAAATATAGACTATACTCCCGATAAATAAACCTAGTAAGAAGTATTCCTGTGAGTAATTTTGATCCTATTGATGATGCGTTAGACATTGAGTCTGAGATTATTGAGCAACCAAAAAAAGCTGAACTACCCCAGATTACCAATTCTAATGATGATCTTGAGGTCAGCGATACTAGTGATGATCAAAAAGATTATGAATATACTAGACAGCAGCTTTATACACTCATAGAGAAAGGTCAAGAGGCTGTCACAGGTGCCCTAGAGCTTGCTCAAGAGGGTGGAAGTGCTCGCTCCTATGAAGTGGCTCTTAATGGCGTAAAGAGTATGTCAGAAGTTGCAGAGAAGCTTATGGACTTACAGAAAAAAGTTAAAGATTTGGATGCGGTTACTGTAAATAATAACCAAACCAATGTTACAAATAATTCCGTCTTTGTTGGTTCTACAACCGAATTACAAAAAATGATAAAAGAGGGAATGATGAAAAAACTAACGGATTCCTAAAATGGCTAAACAAAAGTGTAAAGAGTGTGAAGGTATGGGAAGTGACTGTAAGTGTCCCCCCAAAAAAGGAAATAAGAGGTACAGTGGATGGTATGGTAGAGATATGAACGACACCGATATGGATGGGGACCACATGGATTATGCTGGAGATGCTGGCGGTGGAGTGTCTGAGGGCATTAGGATGCCTCAAGCACCTTCCGATGCCGACAAGTCAATGCGTGGTTCATCTAGAGAAAAAAAGGAGAAAACATTGTCAAATTTCAAAGCTGCTGCTGACGACGCCAAAAAACGTCAGAAGTATAAAGATGAGAATGATGAGCTAAGGGCAACTACAATCAGAAAAGGTGTTCGTTTCTATGACTCCAAAGGCTCTGGTTACATTAAAGGCGGTAAAAAGACATACGACTAAATATATGCGAAAGGCAATATAATGAAGGGCGATTTTTTATGTCGCCGATGAAGTTCTTGAGCCTTTCATATTATTTTATTTAATCCTGTTATTAGATATGGCTAAGAAAAAGGGTCTATGGGATAATATCCACGCCAAACGTAAACGTGGAGAGTCCCCCGCTAAAAAAGGCAGTAAAGACTATCCAAAGACGCTAGATATTGGCGAAAGTATGAAGACAGCTCGCAAAAATGTAGGAGCTTCTACATGTTGGGATGGTTATAAAGCCAAAGGCACGAAGAAAAAAGACGGTAAAGAAGTTCCTAATTGTGTGAAGGAAACTAAGACTTTCGCAGAATTTTGTGCTGAAGGCAAGTCTCGTATTGAGACTGACTCAGATTATAGAAAGAGATTCAAAGCTTTAGCTGATAATTTTGCAGAAAAGCGTAAGGAGCAGACTTCCACAAAAAAGACTCGTAAAGAATCTGTAGAGATTCTTGACATTGATGGTAATTTAGTTGCTGAAATTACTGATCTAATCCTACCAGAGCCAATGACTGGTTGGAAACAGCAGATTGGCGAAGGTGCTATTGCTGATAAGATGAGAGCAAATCTCAAAGCAAGAAAGAAAAGTTGGGATGAGAAGGGAGAGAAAGCCAAGAAAGATGGCTATGATGCCCTAGATAAAGTCAAAAAGACCCAAGATGAGCTTGATAAGAGTGACTATATCCAAAATGTTGGTGAGTCTGCTTGGCAACGTAAAGAGGGAAAGAATAAAGCCGGGGGACTTAACGAGAGAGGACGCAAATCCTACGAACGAGAGAATCCCGGCAGTGACTTAAAAGCACCACAGCCAGAAGGTGGTCCACGCAAAAAATCATTTTGCGCTAGAATGGGGGGTATGAAAGGTCCCCTCAAAGATGAGAAGGGAAAACCCACACGTAAAAAACTTGCACTAGATAAATGGAAATGCTGATACATGCAATAGGTCATAAGTGGTTCCTAGGACTAGTGTGCTACATTCTTGTTATGGTTCCCACACTAGGTATAATGTACATACACCGAGAATGATATATAATGCGTCTTTAATACTTCTTAACCCCCAATGGGTCATTTCTACGAAAGCGCTGCCTTTCTATTCGCATTCATCTTTATTCTAAATATTATTAAATTATCCAGGTAAAAAATATGGCTGATTATGCGGCTGGAATCGGGTCAATGAATTTTTACTATCAGAGATCTGATGAAGATAATAATCCGATAGCAAATCCCGCATCAACTGATAATGATAGTGATCCTGGTGAAGGATGGTCCAATTTAAATTTCTTGGATTTCAATGCTGGCTATGTGCGCTATGATGTGAACAACAATGTTGCTCCTGCGCCTCAACCATATCAGCGGCACGATGAGAACAACAACCCAATAGCAACCCCTCCATACGTAAGGTACGATGAGGACAATAACATAGTCCCCAACCCACCTCCAATTCCAAACTCCCCCTAAGATTAAGGTTCCTATATAACATAGGAGCCTTTTTTTATTATGCCCGATACTCAGTATCTTGGTAACCCAAATCTAAAGAAAACAAATGTATCTGTTCAATTTACATATGAGCAAGTACAGGAGTTGATGAAGTGTAAGACGGATCCTATTTATTTTGCACTTAATTATATTAAGATTGTATCACTTGACCATGGCATTATTCCATTCAAGCTATATGACTTTCAAGAAAACTTAATCAAAAGCTTTCACGAGAAGAGATTTACTATATGTAAGATGCCTCGTCAGACTGGTAAGTCTACCACTTGCGTTGCATTCCTACTACACTATCTAATTTTTAACGACAACGTTACTATCGGCATCCTAGCTAACAAAGCGTCCACTGCGAGAGAGATTCTTGGGCGTTTACAGTTGGCTTATGAGAACTTACCCCAATGGATGCAACACGGCATTATCTCCTGGAACAAAGGTTCTGTTGAACTTGAGAATGGTTCCACTATCTTAGCTGCTTCCACATCAGCATCTGCTGTTCGTGGTATGTCCTTCAACATTATTTTCTTGGACGAATTTGCGTTCGTTCAAAACAACATTGCTGACCAGTTCTTCGCGTCTGTATATCCAACGATTACTTCTGGTAAATCTACAAAAGTTATTATCGTTTCTACCCCTCACGGTATGAACCACTTCTACCGAATGTGGAATGATGCTGAAAAGGGGAGGAATGATTACAACCCAATTGAAGTTCACTGGTCACAGGTTCCTGGTAGGGATGAAGTGTGGAAAGAGACGACTATTAAGAATACGAGTGAAGAACAGTTCAAGGTTGAGTTTGAGTGTGAGTTCATTGGATCCGTTGATACGCTAATATCTCCAATGGCGTTAAGGGCTATGGAATATAGAGAGCCAATTACAAAAAATAAAGGATTAGATATTTTTACAGACCCAGAAGATGACCACACATACGTTTTGACAGCTGACGTTGCTCGTGGTGTTGGAAAAGACTACTCTGCTTTCGTGGTATTTGATACTACAACTTTCCCATATGCGGTGGTTGCGAAGTATAGGGACAACGAAATCAAACCTATGGTATTCCCAAGTATTATTGAGAGAGTTGCTAAATCTTATAATAAAGCTCACGTTCTCATCGAAGTTAATGATATTGGTGATCAAGTTGCTTCTATTTTGAACTATGACTTGGAATATCCCAACGTAATGATGTGTGCGATGCGTGGAAGGGCAGGACAGCAGCTTGGAGCG